TAGGAGGGAATTGAAGTGACTGATCTCTTTGATTTTAATCAGAGTACAGAAGAAGACCCGAACTTCTTGCAAGATATAAGTGGCTCTATCTTAGATCCTATTGGCGCAGGCGATATGATGTTTGGACGAGCGCCCTCTATTGATACGCAAAGCTTGTCGACGCTATCACCTAATCAAGAACAGGTATCTGATATATTTACCACGTTTGCTGAGACAGGCGGCGGACCGATCAGCAGTACTGTTGTACCCTTCACTGGTGAGACTAGCGCCCCTGCTCCTGCTGCAACTACTACTTCTCTTGCAGCTCTTGAGACATTGGCACAGCAGATTGCATCAGGTACTGGCGTTGGACAAACTTCTCGAGCAGGACGTACTGCTCTTGAAGAACTTCTGACGATGGGACCAACAGACATAAACAAGTATTTTGAGACGTCTGTGCGTGATCCTCTCTTGGAGATATTCAGAGAAGATACCATCCCCGATATAGGCAAGCGGTTTTCTGGATCTTTCTTTGGCAGCGATCGAATGGGCGCAGAAAGTGATGCGAGAGAGACTCTCATTGAAACGATGGGAAGAGAGCGCGCGCGAATAGCCTTTGAGGCGCGAGAAGCTGATCAGAATAGGAAGGTTCAAGCTCTACAACAGCTCAGTCAAGTAACAGGTCTTGATGCGAGTATGCTCAACTCCATTATCCAGAGCGCAGAAGTAGGAAGGCGGCCTGAGAAAGAGCGTGTTGAGGGTATCAGGGACGAGTTTATCAGAAGGCAGGAGGCGGCAGAAGAGAAAGCTAGATTGCTCCTGTCGTTCCTCGGCACGACGCAGATGGAGAATATTGTCACAGTTGATCCTGGCTCGCAGGGCATTGCTGGCGATATTATCGGCGCCGTCGGTTCTGTTCTCGGCGGGCCGGCCGGCGCTGCCGTATTCGGTGGCCCCTGAGAGATGGATGGATACAAAGATGCCTAAGTCTATAATCGAAATTGGTCCATGTTAAGGAGATAAATCATGGCAACTGTTGTACGACTTCCAGAAGATAAAAGACTTCAAGGTGTTGGCGTTGGTATCAGGAAATTTGCGGAGGATTTCTCTGCGGGCTTTAATAAGAGGAAGGTAAGAAGTGAGTTTGAAGAGGCCTTCACTAATTTAGGCAACACTCTGCAAGATCCAACTGCGAGCAGAGCAGATGTAAGACGCGCGCATAGTGCGTTCGTTACTGCTATAACATCTATCGATGCTGATCCAAAGCAAAGACAGGCAAATACTGAGTTAGCTAATCAGATGGTTGGTGCTCGTATAGAGGGTATTGATCGTACAACTGGCGGAGCTTTGATACATGCTTTCAACTCATCTATCGAGGTTGATACAGAAACAGGCAAGCCGTTTATGAAGCCTATTGATAAAGATATCTATGACGCCGCTCCCGCAAGCGCTCAGAAGTTTGTGTCAGGGGAGATGGCTAGGCTCGGCGGCACCTTTGCTCAGGTAGGGCATCAGATAGATGTGTTAGCAGCTGATAAAGAAGGAGGAAAGACTGGAAGCTTAGCAGCAGAGTACACAGAACGCGAGTTGGATCAAGGAGATGTAGCAGTTCAAGCACGGCTAGAGTCTGCGCAGGCTAGTGCAGCTCAAGCTGAAACATCTGCTGGCAGACTTAAGCTTGATGAAGGTCGTCTGACTGAGCTAAAAAGATTGAATGATAGCAAAATAGAGTTGAACGAACAACAGATTAGAGAGTCAAAAGCTGATATTATCGCACAAAGGAATAAGACGCAACGAGACCACGAAGCTGGTCTGATGAGTTCGCGCGAACACACCCTCAGAGAAAAGGAATTTCAGTTAAGGCAAGAGGCACTGGAGGCAAAAACAGCTGCTGATCGTCTAATAGCACTGGATAGGCTTGAAGGTCTACATATCGAACTCCGCGCGCTTGAACTTGAAGAGCGAAGGGACGAGAGAGAAAGTAGGCTCGCAGAGCAGACTGCGGCTTTGGAAGAAGAGAAAACGGAAACCGAAAGGCTCGCTCAAGAGACAGCGAGGATCAAGGCCAGCACTGCTAACGTGGAAGCGAATATTGCCCTTAATAAACAACTAAATGGATCGACAGATGAGAAGGATATAAAAATAAAAGAGGCTACTGTAGGTTACGCTAAAGCGCATGGTATAACTCTTAATCAAGCACGCATGGAATTTCCACTTCTCCAGCGAGCAAAGAATCAAATCTTCAGAGAATTCGGCGGGCAGATAGAAGATGGTATCTGGGGCGCGCTCAACATAGGTCCACTCAAAAAACTAGAATTTGGTTATGCGATGAGAAGGGCTGAAACTCTCCTGATTGAGTCTCGTACAGTAGAACGCGGGAATATAACAGGCATAGGCATAACAGGCGACTCAGAGTTAGCTAATAAGGCCAAAGCGGAAGCAACTCGTTTATTTGACGCCGGTCTTATTATCCCTAACACTGATGGATTAAGAACAAACTTCGCAAATAAGATAATGGAAATAGAGCGGTCGGATGATAATGAAGAACTAAAAACTGAAGCTATCTCGAGAGTCATCAAGCAAAGAGATCTTGTCGCTTCCCTGATCGAAAGAGGCTTCACACAGATCGAGGTTGCAGAATATCTACTGGCATTATCCGAAAGAATCAGAGAAGCCGTCGGGAAACGACCATGACAGATCTTATCGAGGGACTTCTCTCTGATGAAGAGATAGATGTTGAGCCACCAACAAAGCAGGCGCCATCATCCTCTGTGCGCGATAGTTCTGCTGGGGTGGTAAAGGATACTGCACCAGAAACAGCTGAGGATACTGCTCCGCTTCTGCGGGGACTTCTATCTGACGAGGAAATAAACGTGGAGCCTGTTACTCCTCTTTTATCTCAAGAACCTGGAACAGATATAGGTGCTGGTTCTTCAGAGCCTAAGATCGAGGGAAGATTTGAGTCTTTGCTGGATACACTCTCAAGTCCTGAAGAAGCTGATATGGATCAATTTGAGGGCATAGAGATTCATCCGCCCACAGAGGGCTTAGGTATTTTCGGAAGTATGTCGGGCTGGCTCAACGATGTTGGCGGCGTGCTTGGTCGTGCTGCAGATGAGGTTGGCGATTCTCGTGTTGGGGAGGCTATACTGAAGGGTATTGGAGAAGGGGCTTTAGCCGCAGGAAGGGCTGAGGACTATGTACGTGACCAGATGCGCTCTCTTTTTGGACAAGAACCGTTAGATCCTGAAGATTCCTCGAGATCTGAAAAGCTCTATGAGCTGTATATGCAGCTAGCATCTAGAGATCCTGATATAGCTACGACGGTGACAAGCTTTGAGGCGAGTAATTTAACAGAGGGTATATTTAACACGACTAGTCGTCTAATTCCTATGGCGCCCATCATGTTCGCTGGCGCCAAGACCGGCGGCGCGCCTGGTTTCGTTGTTGCAGCAGTAGCAAGCGATCTTGCTATATTCTCTGCGACGGAGCCAAGACTTGCTGACCTGTTCAAAGAGCACGTAGGTGGACCTTTTGCAGAAGCCCTTGTTGCTGACCCTGATGATAGTGAGGCGAATAACAAGTTTAAACAAGGTTTAGAATCTTTTATAATAAATGGTACTCTTGCCGGGGGAGGGGTTGCTCTTAGAATAATAGCTGCGGATGCAAGACGTCAGGTCCGAAATGCCCAGGTGGCGGCGCTAGTGCGGCGAGAGAAGAGACACGCGACGGAAGAAGGCCGTCGTGTATACACCCCTGATCCTATACCCGAACCTCGCGTGTTTCCGCAGAATATGGCGCAGAAAGCTGAGCTGAATATAAAAGCTGATGAGCTTCTAGGTAGAGCGTCTAGTGAAGAGGGCGTGAATGCTGCTCTTCTTCGGGAATATATAGGGAAGCTAGATGAAGTAGATCCTACTGGAAAGTTGTTTCCTGCTTCAACGGTACCTGTAGCACGCGGAGAAGTAAGACACGGAGCAAATAAGAATGCAGGAGAAGCAGCAACCTTTGACAAACTTCGCGAGTTGGATGATGCCATACCTGAGAGATTTGACGTAGATCCTTTCTATCATAAAGGTACTACGCACGAAAATGGAAGGTTTAGTGAACCGAGACAGAAATTTGATAAAGATCCTTTGGACAATACGACAGTTAAACATGATATAATGGAGGCTGATCTTCCTATAGAGAGTGCCTCTGTCAATAGCGTTTTTCTTGATCCCCCTTACATGCTTCGTTCCACAGGTAAGAGGACAACAAAGACTGCACGAAAAATGACTACCTTTGATACAAGAGAGGAGGCCTTTGCGTTCTGGTCTCGTATGGTTCAAGAAACTAATCGTATAACAAGAGTTGGTGGAACAGTAGTTATTAAAATACAAGATACAATTCCATCAGGAAACAGACCTATATTGAAAGCTACTGAACATATCGAGCGCGACATGTTGCGAGCTGGTTTTATTAAAAGGGCGCATGTTGTCAAAGTCGATGAGAAACCATATATACCTAAAGGATCAAAAAAGAAACAAAGTTATATAAATTACTTAGTTTACGAGAAAGCTGATCCAAATATCACTGGTGTTCGTGAAAGTCTTATTAGTACCTTGGAAAGGCGTCTCGCGGCGGAGGCTAAAAGAACAGAAAGCGCTGCGAAAAAAGGCAAGGAGTTACCCCAGCGATCTGCTCCAGGTGAAGGAGATGGTAGACTTCTCGAGTTTAGACTGGAGCAATCAGCTGCGGCTATAGCAGATGCTGGACGGGTTAGCGGAAAGGCATTGGCTGATTTCGCTAACAGACTCTTATTCGATCAGGCTGGTCCTATGAGGGATGTGTTGCTCGGATTAGGAGATCTCGGCAAACGAGCTGAGGCTAGTTGGAATCTCATAAAGGGAGCAGGTCCTGCGGCCGCAGAAAGCGTTAGAGCTTTAGACAAGGCTGTGCTCTCTAAGCTGCCTTATCGCATAAAAAGAGAGCTGAATGCACTCATCTATTATGAGAGGCAGACAGAGATACTTGCCTCAGGAAAAACCATTACAGTTAGAAATCCAGAAACAGGAAAACGTCAACTGTTAACACAAGAGGATATAAAAAAATCTGTTGATAACTTAAAAGAGCGCGTCGGACCCGAGTGGTTTGCTACTATATCACATAGGCGAGATATATACTATGGATTAATGGCTAAGCCCTTAGACGACTTATACGCAGCTGGGATGTTAACAAGCGCTGAATACAAACGTATGAAAGATTTTCGCTACCAGCCTACTGCGGTATTCGAAAGAGTATCTGCCCTAGACCCTATTACCACAGTACAGGTTATGGGAAAGGATATCTCTATCACAAGTAGTGGTATTAAGCCGTTGAATAGCGTGCAAGAGCGCATCATGGAGACTGATGCTGTTATGCTGGCGGAGCAGGTTCTTATGCGTACATCAGCGCGCATTGCAAAGAATAGAGCTAATCAAGACCTATATCAGCTGGCGATAAAACATCCTGATAATGGTTTTGTATTGTCGCAACGTCCCAAAGGTCCGCATGGAAAAGACTATGATAAAGTAAGCGTTATGATCGACGGTGTACGACAGGAATTCTACATGGATAATGCGTTCACCAAGATGTGGAGCCAAGCAGGAAGCAATACAAACCAAGAAATTGCCGCTATGGTAGGACTTATTAGTGGCGCACCTGTTGTTAGAACATTTGCTACTGGTATAAATCAAGCTTTTGGGATAGCACAGTTTTTTCGTGACCTTCAATTCATCTGGTATAACACTAATCACTATAGTGTTATACCTCATATTGCTCTCAAGGAGATGGCAGTAGAACTAAAGCAGGTGGCCGGCGATGCTATTCGTCGTGAAGGAGACTATCTTGCTTATGTAAGAGACGGTGGTACTTTCAACTTCATGGTACGCGAAGCACAGAGTGTTGACCATCCATCTATTCTGACTGTGTTTGGAGAGAGCGGATTGGGCGTTTCCCCACGGCTAGCAAGAGGTAGTCGCGCTACAAGAAAGGGAATAAAAACGACCTTTACCCTCCTATCATACCTTGGTCATACTACAGAGATCATGGTACGCCTCGCCACTCGTCGCAGAGCTATAAGACGTATGATGGAAGAAAAGGGAATGCGCTACGACCCTGATGGACCATTTCCGCGTGAGATGGAGAGGATGGCTACAGAGGAGGCAAGATCAGGCGGAATTGATTTCAGTCAAGGTGGATCACTGATTAAACAACTTGATGTAGTAATGCCTTATTTGAATGTAACCTTTCAAGCTTGGCGTCGCACGGGCGAGGGCATCAGAAGAAATCCAAAAAGGTACGCCGCCGCTGTTGCAAATGCTTGGGCGGTGAGTACCTCCTTGTATTTTTATAATAGATTTAGTGCACCTGAGTGTTGGGCAGCTGTATCAGCTACAGAGAAAGCAAACGGTTTTGTTGTATGTACTAATTTTTCATACATAGACTCTGATGGAGAACAGCGTTGGATATATGGAGTTATTCCGGCGGATCAAATTATGAGAGCTGTAAAATCTGTCCCAGAGGCTCTGCTTGGATGGTTTATAGACGATGAAAGCCCTGGAGAGCATCTGTTCAAAGGACTCGAGGCTAGTGCATCTCTGCTTGGTGATCCTACTATGGCTATCCCACCGACTCTTAAGGCTCTCCAGGAATACGCAAGTAACAGAAGTACATACACAGGCAGGAATTTTTGGAAGGATCCGCCTGGTAATCAACCTCCTGAAACGGAGATATCTGCTGGAGGTAGAGAAGCTAATCCACTAGCGCAAGATATAGCAATACCATTAGGTCTTAGTCCAAGAAGATTAGAGGGATCGGCACGCTCTATTGTTCCCAGCAACGAACTGACTGCGGTAGCGATAGAGGCTTACTCTCTGCTGACGGAGGGACAGTTTACAAAGGAGATACGCGATGCATACGCTGATCATTCAGCAGCGCTTATAGCAGAAATAGCTCCATTTGAGCGCTTCATTAGGACGACCTTCAAAGATGCCAACGATCTTGATAGGTTGGAGAGTTCAGCTCAAGTTGTGCGCGGAGAAGATCAAATACGCAACGAGTCTTTGGACAATCATCTTGATACTCTGATAAAAGATATGCCTCCACGTATCAACATGGCTAAAATACGAACAGAAATGGAGCCTTTCATTAAGGATACTTTTCCATCAGATGCGTTGCAGGAAACTGCCATAAAGCGGGTTATTAATACTGTTAAATTCCTCAATAAGCTCAGAAGCCTTCCGCAGGAGAGGAGTAACGGTATCCCAGGGAAGCGTTGGTGGTTAGCTTTGCGTGGAGAAAAGATTGAGGTTAGAGCGAAGGCTTTTACAGAATCGTACTTTATCAGCAACAGAACTAAGCAAAACAGAGAAGACATGAATACTATGTTGAAGCTTATGTTCCCAGACAGTCTTGAGCTGCATCGCCTTGTATTGAAATACAAAAAGGAAGCACGCGGCAAATAAGATATTGAAGAATTTCTTCAAAACCGTGGGGTTGATATGTCGATTATAGGCGATGCGCTAGACAAAATACTCGATATGGAGGGTGGGTTCGTAGACAGGCTTAATGATTACGGAGGCCCTACCAACTACGGCATTACGATCCCTGCTCTCGAAGCTTACACTGGTCGACCTGCTACTCTCAAAGATATCAAGAAGATGAAGCCTGAAGTCGCAAAGGCTATCTATACGCAGAATTACTTTACCAAACCTGGTATACACCATCTCCCTGAATCTTTGTGGGCACATATGCTCGATATGTCTGTGCATCATGGACCTCGTAAGGCGATCAAGATACTTCAGAAGGTATTGAATATAGAGAGTGATGGCATCATAGGTCCTGTAACGATTGAAGCATCTTATGATAATAACTCCAGCGTGATCAATCACAGGCTTGCCATTCGTCGCATAGAGTTTATGGCCCGCGTCGTTAAACGTAACAGAACTCAGGCTGTATTCATCCTCGGCTGGGTACGTCGTGCTATGTACTATCTTCCTCAACCTTAGGTCCGATGTATTCATACGTCACACTCCCACTTTCCTCTAGCACAATCCGTATCACTTTCATTCCCTCAAGCACTGCCTCAACCTTCTCAAGGATCCACATATCAACATCGCGATAGTGTGCACGAAGAAGTTCAACGCGAGTACACTTCCTTCGTGTCATTATGTAGGTTAGAACTGTATCCGTTGCCCGAGCAAAGGGCGCTTCCCCGACTCCGCCGAAGGTACGGGGCATCTTCTTCTCTGCAGTTTCCAGAAGAATGCGTGCCCGATTAAAATCTGCCATTGTAATATGAAGATCATTGCCGCGCGAAGCGCTGATAGCCATGCAGATCTTCCATAGGTGTGTACCTCTGCGGGATAGATAAGGAGCAAAGCGGGGATCGATTATTGAAGGCTCTCCTCGCTGGGTTTTATTTTCTTCTATATCATACCATTTATCGTACGCTAGGCGAGCATCCTTATCAAACACCATCTCACCTGACATTGCCTTTATCATCTCGAGATCATGCAACAGCTTAGTACGTTGTTTGTCGTCTGGTTCTTTAGGACGCGGGACGATCTTTAATTTCTTATCCTCTACAATAAAGATTGTGCGCGCTGTCCAGCCTCCACCCATTGCCTCTTTTGTAAGCATATAAGGTATCCAGTCAGGAGCAGTTGCGCCTAGAAGATTTAAGCAGGGACCGAGAATTGTTTCTTCTCCCTGGCCTCTAGTACGATACTTCCATACACCTCTCATGTCGTACCAATTAGTTAGGACAGCTAAGAACTCTGTATTCTTTTCTCCGAGGAGAACAGCCAACTCCTCCGCAAAGCATGTAACAGCGCTTTGTTGTTGTATCTTCTTTTTTCCCCTAATAGTTATAGCAACAGCAGATACATTGCTGACCATAACTTCGATCAACCCTTGAGGACTACCTGCCTCTGGAGCCATAACGACACCCACCTCTTCAAGTAAAGGTCGCATAGTGGACATAGCTTCTCCTTTGCGAACTTTACCAGAGGGACCGACAAGAACTATATACTGATTAGGATAGATGAAAGTATGCCCTCTGATCGTTACAATACGACGTTGAAGGGTTGCAGCTATCGCAGAAATAGCAGTCCAGATATGGAAGGCAAGGGGAGGTTCTGTATCTTCTACGTATTCAAGATACCCCTTTATCCAGTCGCCGAGCTTTCGTTTAGACATGCTTCGTATTCTTTATTTAAGAGGCTGGCGATTAGATGTGCCCACTTCAAGTCCATACATTGAGCATATGTCTTGTGTGGATCAATAGAACTTATTATTTCATACCAGGCACTTGGATTTTTACTGCTTACTGGATGGCGCTGAAGCCGAAACGGCTGTCTCGTACGCATGTCTAAGGTTTCTGGCCATCTCTCGAGTGTCTTTAACAAGTTTAACCTCCTCACAGTCCGCGAAGTTAGGACCTATTTTCAGTTCTGTTTCTATTTTAAATTTTCTCCCGAAGTATTCCATCTGCGGAGATATATAGTTGTAGCTAATCTTAATGCACATATCTGCCAACTTGCTCCAGTCCTTTATGGAATGCTGTCCACTGATACTATCATATTCATTGGCTATGATATCGAAGCCGCCGCAGAGTTTCTTGTCTTTCCATACATCTCGCATGGCCATATAGACACTATCCGCAACAGTGCTTTGCGGGATAGAACTGTACGCTTCCTTAAATAGATCAGTGCCCCATGCGTCGAGGAAGCGTATCTTTCTACCAAAGCAATTTTCCAGGATGCGGTCGGACTGTAGTCTGGTTTTAATGTAAGCGTGCATACCGGAGCGAATACCTGGATATGCTTTATGGTAGAGTGTAACGCAGCGTTTAGCTTCTGCGATGATAATCTCATTTGTGAGAGCAAACATATTGGCGGTCATATCGTAATTAAGGGCATGATTAGATTTTTTGCCCATCTGTCTTATTGTGAATATACGAGGTATGAAGTAATCACCGTCCAATAATACTGGCATGAGATCTCTGCGTATGCCTTCTAGAAGTATGGGATCAGTTATGTGCTTACCTATCTTATTTTCTGCAAGGACTAATTCTTCCGACACGCCTGATATCATACTACCGGTGGCAACGTGCGGATCGCGGCCGGTCTCTATGACATCTATCATATTACCATCACCGCTGTAGTAAGCACACACTACCCATTCAGCTTGTTTCTTATCGAAGTGAAGTATAGCGTTTGTCATTTTTATTCCTTCTCTGCTACTTCGATCTCGCTCATATTGTGCTTATTCATAATCAGGCTCCATGAATTTTTTGAAAGCTGGGGTGAGGTTTAGCATATTCAGGCCAGTTCCTCTTATTGTCTTACTACTGCTGAGACGACCGAATTTAGTGCCTTGTGGGTTATAAGAACAGCGAAGACGATCATCTGGATCAAACTCAAAGTCTAGATAGGACATTTGCTTCGTTAAACCACGTATCTCTTGGCATAATTTAGCCTCTCGTAAGTTGGTCTTCCTGAATATTCGTTGAAGTGCTTTATCATCGCAGGTAGGATTGCCTGTCTTGTAGCTAGTATAGGGCGCAATGCCTTTGAAGCCATAGAAGTACTGGCAACATTGCTTAGGGCTAAGCGGATTAATAGGCATTCCTGCAATCTCTTCGAGTTCAAGCTGAAGTGTTGCTATTTGTCCGTTAACATTTATACGAGTCTCCTCTAATTGATCCTTGTTGACTTTAACACCACTTGCCATCATATGCAAGAGGGTTGGAAGTATATCTTCTACAAGCTCATACGTTGATATGTTTGCAGTTTCTTGTAACTCCTTAAATAGTATAGGCCACGCCTCTGCGCAGACAAGGCTATCTCTTGCGTTGTAACGCCAGAAAGTCATGGGGTCTAAATCTATCTTATCCCACAATTTCCTATCGTCTTTATAATAAGGTTCGTTTGTGAAAAAGGATGTTATTACATCCAGCCCCTTGCCGAAACCATTCTTTTTATCGGCCAGTTCAGGATATAGAATACTCCATGCTATCATGGTATCCCATACTCTACCGCGTGTTATGATGTTGTTTCTCTCGTATAGAAAGCCCATATCAAACGTGAGATTTTGACCTATCTTGTCGATCTTCTTATCGTCCATTATACGAGCGACACCTTTCCAGATGTTTATCTCTTCTCGCTCAGTCCAACGATGCCCTTCTCCAGGCACGAATAGAGGGATGCAGATGCTGAGGTTAGCAGAAGGAGCAAAAGACAGACAAGACACAGCATTATTATAGCACTCAATATCAGTAGCTGTGCTGTCCTTAATAGCAGCCATGAAGTCCATACAAGTTTCATATGTAGGATCGAGGATGATTTCTCTATCCATAGTGAGGAGTTTTTTAGAATGTCGATGCTTCCTTGCTTTGTCGAGATCAGCTATTATGCCGTAGCGCCAGAGGAATTTGCCACGGAGGCTTGCTGCGGGATGTATCGTTGGGATTACTGTCAGACCTTCCGGGTCAATGGCCTTAAGGGGCGATCCTCTCCATTTGAGGATTTGTCCCTTGTCTGTGAGGAGATCTGTTGCAGGTGCTCCAAGCGTGACAGCAACATTTGCCTTACATTTTCTGAGTCTCCGGAGGCAGTTATCTGTCAATCGCAAGCCAGTGTCTGTAAAGCCTTTCTTACTTGTCCATAGGAGTTTTCCAGCTCCAAAAATAGCACCGTCTTTTCCTTTAGTGACTGGCTTTTCCCAGATATTGAGAATATAGCACTCCCTTCGTATAAGCCCTGCTTGGTGTAAACACGTATCCAGCACTCCACCAGCTGGTCCGACGGCAGGTCTTCCTTCACGCATTTCGACTTTTGCCGGCGCTTCAAGAACGAGAACAATGTCACTGTTCGGGTCTCCTTCTTCGTACACACTCATCACTTTTTGCCGATATCGGGATTGTTATACCGTGCCGCATGAGTGGCTTGCTTACTTAATGCAGCAGTCTTTCTTTCGCGGTGTATTCTAGCGGTATACATTCCGCGACAAGAACGGCTGCAGTACTTTGCCATATTTCTTTTCTGTGTAACATCTTTGCCGCAATTCAAGCACTCTTTATTCACATCAGGTTTTGCTGCTATACCCCTATAAGCTACACTACACTTCATAGAACAATAAACAGTGTTAATGTGTCGATGAGATATGTCAGCCTCACACTGTAAACAGTATCGCTCTCTTACGGTGTCTGTAAGAGTTCCTTTTTTATTTCTATACTTCTCTCGGCATGGATAAGAACAGAACCGCGCAGAAGCATGGCGATTGCTCATATCTGTATCGCACTCTAGACATCTTCTGTCATTTCCTTTGAATTTGAGCTTTGATCTTGCGGTTTCCTCAGGCAGCATAGGTCTATTCCCTTCTGTGTGATTTGGCAGCGAAGAAAATCATTGCCTGTTATGAATATTGTCAGGTATCCTTTTGCTTCAAGATTGTATATATCACGCACTTTTCCAAATGTAGCAGTTCCATCGCACTTCATGAGAGTGCGAAGATAAAGAAACTGCCGAGCAGAAATATCTGCTGTTGGCGAACTCCGCATTTATCTGTTCTCGTAGAATGCGTCGATGGCTTTATCTGTTATATCCTCAATGACTGTTATCCAACCATTAGGGTTTACCTGCTTCAACCAGAGATCATCGAGATATACTTCCTCGCCTGCAATATAGGTTGAAATTATCTCAGCTTCGTCGTCCTCTGCCGGCTCTCCGGGTTGGTTCATAGATGGCATGATGGCAGGTCTGCCTGGGGTTACTTCTGCACTTACTTCAACATCAGTACCTTGGGGCAGTTCGTAGGTGAAGTCAACTGTTTCGCTCATTGTTTAATCCTCCTGATCGGGTTGCCCACGAGTGCGTCCGCTCTTTTCTCTTGCTTCAACCGCCTCAGCTGCACGCTTTTCTGTTTCTACGTCCTCCAATACCTTTTCCAGGTATAAATTGCGAGAATGCTCTGATAAATCCCAGCCGAAACCTTTGAGTTGGTTCTTGTATATAGCTCTCAGCGTGACACCAGAACCAAGAAAAGGAACAAGAATACGGGAATTAGGATATGTGAAAGTGGCAAGGATTTCCTCCATCAGTTCGATTGGTCTCTCTGTAGGATGTACTTTCTGCCGCGGGGGTACAGGGTCGAAGTGAAATACGTTTGAACGGCCACGCTTGTTTAGAGCCGGCGCACCTTTACGACACACAAAGAACATTTCGTATGAATTAGCAAGGTGTGTCTCAGGACTGTTTGTCTGCCCTATCTGCCCTTTGTACCAGATAGCTGGTATATCGGCAATCTTGAAGCCAGCCATACCTAGAGCTTTACGAACTTGATCGTACCAGGTAGGACCAAACCACCAAACGCAGAAGGCTTTATCCACAAGAGCTTCATAGACACCAACTGCTGTTTGCTGTAAGAAGGCAGGATAATCGACTGCAGATATTTCATTGTACGCGTCTAGAGTATGCTGGTCAGCTACTCGACCACGTTGTTTCTGGAGTTTGATGCCATAAGGGGGGTCAACCTCAGCGAAGTGACAACATTTAGATTTTACCTTTTTGATCAGTTCAAGTGTATCGCCTACTATATAGGCACCATCCGCGAAACGTACAGCAGCCTGGGATTGTTGATCCAGCCTTTCTTTTTTTGTATACTCTTTGGGCTTTGCTCCTTCTGCTGCCTTATCAGCTGCTTCTTCTGCGGAAGCTCCGCCCTCCATATTATATGTTATGCGACGAGACAGCTCTGCGATTGCAAGCTGTTCCTTCACACCGTGCCACTTTTTCCAAGCTTCTTCCTCCGTCTTACAGTTTACTAGCTCGGGAACTATTTGTAAAGCCACGGCTAGGGTAATGTGCCGTCCTACTGATGTGTGTGAGACGGATAACATCTCAGCCTGTTTGGATTTATTCCACTTGGGGTTCTTGGAAGACTCTAGACAATATATCTCATACTCAAGGAGAGACCTCTCGCTCCAATTCATATCCTTCCTGTGGATATTCTCAAAGAGCTCGATTTCCCTAGCATCCTGCGGGCCTTCTATTTTTCTTATGACCGCTGGTATTGTCTTGAGGTCTGCAAGTCTAGCTGCGGTAACGCGCCTTCCGCCTGCTACAAGGTTCATGTCTTCGTCGACAGTGATAGGTGTTATTACCCCCTTCTCTCTGATGTTCTCTGCGAGTTCGTGGATATCGCCCAGATCCTCGCGGAAACGATCTTCACTTTTTATTTCATTTAGTTTTATCTGCTTAAGTTTAAACGGCATAATCAAGCGCCTCCAAATATACGATTAAAAAATAATGCTATCTTTTTGACAGGTTCAGGCATACGGAGGAAGAACATCCTTTGTCGTCGAGACATTCTTAGTTGCCGCGCACGCTTGTAGTTTGTTTCTGCTCCTATCACACGCTGTAAGTAGCGACTATACTTTAAGTCTGCTTCTCTGCGAGATAGTTGTTGATCTTTTTCAGAATTCCATTCATACAATCTGTATCCCGTATGAAATCTACTGGCGGCTAAGCCTGTTAAACCTGTCAGATTGTTATATATCTTGTCACAGTCCTGTACGAATACATGATCTAAGGCTGCCCCATACACCTCTGCTTCGTAGTGTAGATCATGCTCAATAGAAGCAGGCCAAAACTCAGGAAATTTTTTGTCGCCAAAGAAGGTTGTGCCTCTGGTCACGACAGCAGCTTTCTAAGAGCCTCTGGGTCCATCCCTGCGAGTTTGTCCTCCAGCTTGTCCATGATATTCTTCTGGGTTTTCTTCTTCTGTTTATCTTGGTGCTTAGATGTCATACGATCTTTCCTGAGATCGGTGACGTAGGCTATCAGAGAGTCATCAGACATTTTGGTGAAACTCTTGCGGAGCTTCTCGAGGCGATCAACCATCAGACTTTTCCTTTAACATCTTCTGGCATTCCCTTACGGCTGGTATATCTGACAGCTCTTTTGTTGTAAGCATCTTTCACTCTCCTTCTCGTGATTGAAGAATTTCTTCATTATCGGGTGTTTTGGGTTTATAGACCATTTCATACTCTCCGCCTATGACGGCACCTATGAGAATTGGACCTTCCTTCTCTAGACCTGCGACCAATCGCTCTAGAATTGTCTCTAAAAGAATACGACGAGATCCCCAAGGGATTACTTTCTGCGCCCTGGTATGGAGATCACGATCTATATCGAGATGAATTCTGATTTTATCACTCACGCTCTTTTGCTTCCTTTAGTTCTTTATAATATTGTTGTATAGCTATTAAATCTGAATGACCTTCTTTGAATTTCTGTATCCATGCGTTGAATATGTCTGATGCGTGTACGCATTTACTACATGCTGGACAGTACGCAAAACCAAAACGATCCTGGCCGCGAAAATAAGCTGTTAAATGATTACACATGCTTCTTTCTTCCGTTTACTCCATGGTCAAGGCCGCTGAGATATATAGCAGTTAACGCGTCTTGAAAAGGTATACCAGCATTTGTACAATCTACAAAAATATCTAATGCTATATTTGTTAATGTATCTTGCGCATCTTGATCTGATATGTTTAAATAAGACATATTTTTAGGTTTAATCCTAATGCCTTTTCTTAATAGTTTTTTATATGACCAGTGCAGAGGATGGATTTTATCACTCATCTTCTTTCTTCTCCACCTCAGGAAGCTGTCCGCCTTGTTCGCTGCCTTCACAGCAGCTTACTATGCCTGATCCTTTACATTCATGACAAGGCCACCAAACTTGTTCCCTAAATAAGGAGTCGATTACATGCGCCCACTCAAGGCCTGCGACCAAGCCAACGCCTTGACAATGTTCACATCTCATACTTAATTCCTCAAGAAAGAGAAAATGATGGCAGGGATCTCCGGGAGCGGGCTCGATGAAAGCCCTGAAAAGATCCCTGCACATCACCTAGCTAACGAAGTGAAGACTTGGCTATAAGCCTGAAGATCCAAGACCCAAGCCCAAGCACACCCATCACACCGCCAACTATCGCGTCGCTTCCAGAGCTTGCAGCTCCTTCAGCTATTTCTGGTGACACAACTCCTGTGCCTACCAAAGCGCCGAAAAGCATGGTCAGTAGACCTGTCCAATTACCTTTCGACTGATACCACGGTTTGTTTGGCAAAGCATCACCTCCTTTTATGCCGCGCTGCGGCGTTTACGCGTCGGCTTTGACGCATTGCTGCCCTCCCCCGCATCCTCTTCGGGTAGGCGAGGTAGATCAAGTCTTGTATGCGGACTCTCGGGATCGTTTTCGTTCGGGTCGTGCTTCACCATGATGCCGCTGGCAGTGCATCCAGGAATATCATCCGGATCAAAGCCGTCATCTTCGTACGGCACATCAAAGGCTGCAAAAAAGCGAGCTTGTCCCGTCAGATGCAGGTTGGCATATTCATCGTTCTCTTTGGTGAGCACAAGAACATGCGTGATAGGGATGCAATTCTCATCTTCATCATCCGGCAGAATGGTGCACTTGACGATGTTCCTGTCGCTGTCCTTTTTGCTTGTCGTCAGTTCGGCTTTGATGCACCTGAGATCATGACGACCCTCTGGACATAAGTGTCCCTCTTTGGCATCTGCGATAGCTTGTTTGACAAATGGCACTGGTTATCTCCTTATCTTCAGTGTTGCGAGAGTTTCTTTGAGTTCAGCCATAGCGATCTCTCGTACATCATCTATGGCAGTTTTAATGTCGTCTTGGTCAACATTAGCGACGATGGTAATATCAGCTCGGATGCTGTTATAGTCGCCAGTGTTCACTGTCTTCCCCACACTAACAGAGACTTCTTTATACGGACTGCTCACTTTTCCTTTCCTTTCTTTGATGTAATTCTTGAAGTTTCGTTGGCAATAATCTTACCCAGTCCAAACTTCTCTGGATGGTCCCAATCGTCTATGGTTCCATCAAGGATAGGGGCCAAGCCCTTGACGGATGTGCGTATATACTGGTGCTGTCTATCCCCAGTTGTGTGAATGTTCCAGAAAGCGGTGCCGTCCTTTTCTTGGTCAACCTCAAGTCTGAAAATGTTCGAGAACAAGAGGGGTAAACGTGTACGGAGGCGACCTGTAAGTAGAGGTTGATAGGTAACTCGTCCGCTGTGCTCATCTTTATATATCTCCTCGTGGCAGAGTACAACTAGGGTTTCTGCAAGACCCGATAAGGCACGCATGACGTTACGAAACGTGTTAATCTGAGCTGTGTAGTCAGCTTGTTCGGGATGCTTACCCTGTCGTCCGTTGAGAAACTGCACATACTCCATAATAGCGTCGAGCATAGTGGTAGTGCTGTCAACGCCGATCCACTTATACTGATTGAAGAAGCCTTGGCTGACGGCATCATCGAAATGTTCCTCCCACTCTATCCAGGCTGTCGGCTCTCGTACTTTCATCACACGCGATGCCATTGCCTTATCTGCTTTGGAACTCTTGAGAGGGATGGCATCCAAACTAATGATATCTGGCGAGAATGTCTCATAGTCCACGTTCAGACCGCCGAGACTATCTAGAGCTTTGGGATCGAAGATGTACAGAAAACCAGGTTGAGGGAGGGTCCAGAGCTGGGATGTTTTACCACTGCCGCCAGGACCAACGAGCATAAACGATGAGGGACCTGCTTCTGCGAGATCTTTAGCGTTGGGCATCCTGTTTCTCCGAATCATAGTTCATTTGCGACTGTCCTGTATGCGGGTGTTCAGGATTGAATACTTCTGGAAAGTTGCTGAGAGTTTCACGCACACATGAGACTGCTTTCTCCAGAGTCTGCATGCGTTGTTCAAGGTCTGCTATCCATTCCTCGTTTGTGTTGAAAAGTTTAGCCATCCTCATCCTCCATTCCGAGTTTATCAAGACCGAGCACATCGAAGGGAGACCAATGCTCCTCCTTAAAGCCTTCCGGTATATCGTGCTCGTCAGGGTTAGCCCAACTCACGCAAAGATCGTGGTACTCGCACTTACTAAAGAAGTCGAAGCACCTACTTGTGTCTTTTGGATAGCAGGGCATGACATCACCTGGACTACCATCACTTCTGTATTCCAGCAACATCAGTTTATTGTCTCGTATCCTCTCGATGTAGTAAAAGACTTCATAGAGCCAACCGTTGAGGAGATTAGGAGCGCGAGAAACAGGCCAGAGCTGGAATACTTCCTGCGTGTATGCGTTGACAAGAGCTATGTCAATAAACGCACTTGTTGCTTTCTCTCCATAGTCCATTCGTAGAGCGTGAAGATAGCCATCAACCTGTGAGTTGGGATTGTACGACTCAAGATGGTTCGATTGAATACCGTTTTTGCTGCCGAGACTTGTTGTTTTATGCTCGACGGCTGCGATCTTCTTCCTGGGAGTGAGAACAACCTTGTCAAGTCGTCCAACGTATAGAAGATCAGCGTTTGTTGGATGTAGAGGAACTGCGAAGGGCTTTTCCACTTCCATTAACTCACACTGGATTATAAAATCTCGACGCTGATCAATATAAGCCCAGAGCATTTCCATAGCATTCATCGGAGTGCGGAACTTATATTTAAGTTTAACCTCTTCTTTATCCCACCCGATCATATCCTCCGCAGATGTCATGCCATTCTCTATCCATGTGTTGTGGAAGGCTTTCATTGCAGCTTGCGCTAGGGATTTTGTATCAACTTTGGGATCGTTGTTAAGGGTTAACCAAACCACGTCCATTGCATCATGCCAACTTAGGCCGTATATCAAAGGGACGCGGGGGTGAATAGTCAGCCAATCACGAATGTGTCTGAAGTAATAGTATCGAAGACATTTGCGACTGTCCTGTATGCGAGTGTTGTCGTAGAGTTCTAGGGTCATCCTGGATACTCCACATCTACGGATGTGTTAACTGTGATGTTGTGCATAGACATAATCTTTAGGACAATAAAAGTGTCGTTGAGACCAGCTTCTAGCGCTAACTTATTAGCGTATTCTTCTGCTGCATCTTTATCAGCGAAATCCAGTAATGGCATACTGCCGTCTTCATCGTCTTCTCTTATTACCCAATAGACGTTTTCCTTAATCATTGCTCTTCGGCCTCTTTAGTGTTTGTTGTCAGCACGACATCTGTTATAAAAACTCTTTCTAGCCGTGCTACGATATATTTAACTGGCTCTTGGCTCTCAGCACTACGCCGACGAGCTTCCACAGAGGCATCCTCTAGCGTATCGTGTGTATGAAAGTTATGCGGGGAATTGAAGCCGCATCTGATTACGATGTATTGATCTTTTGACATATTCTCTCCTTTCTATGATACAATCTGGGATGAAGTATAAAGGGAGAAAAAAAATAAAGGAAGGGGAAAGGTAGTTAAGGGGATGCCCGCAGCTGCTGACAGGCAATACCAACAGACTACGCAACACCCCCTTAACCAGATGGCGAGACGTCAACCCCAAAAAACCGCCTCGCCTGAGACCAGCTTACTCTGCGTCGCCTTAGGCATCAATGCCCATACGCTTGAGCAAGGCCGTCTTTTGCTCAGGTGTAAGCTTTTCGATGTCCGCAGCGAGACGTTCTTCAGCCGGTCTGCCGCGTGTCTTCTTACCGGGCTTCCATTCATCTGCGAACTCTTGCAGTTTTTTGGGTTTGATGCCCGTGGGAACCTTTTCGCCTTCTTCTATCGTAGCCATCTTTCCACGCATACCAGACTGGAGTGCGACGGCCAAATCGGCGAGGAAGTAGGACAGAACGACGTCATCACCGAACATCTCGATGGCTTCTTCCGTCGACTCTGGTATCGTATAGTTGACTTTCATAGCCGGGACGATGATGCCGGTTGTAGCTTTCTCCGAACCAACTTGTGCAGCAATTTCGATCACTTTTGACATGAATAGCTCCTTGAGTTGCAACAGTCAAGATTGAGCCCAAATGGGGCCAATCATTAGATTTTATATCATGGTGTCCATCTTGTCAAGTGTTTTGTTTTTGCTGTTTCCTTTACATAGTTGAGTATTTTTTCAGCTGCTTGGGGGTCTATGCTGTGAGAGTTGTAAAAGCTCCAGATATGTTTAAGCATATTCCAGCAACTATCACACTTCTGTGTTCCTATCCACGAAATGCCTACTCCGCAGAACATACAAGACAGTTGATCTTTTTTGACACACATTTACTGATCTTCCTTCTTGTCTATTGGTGTAAAGGGATCGAAGCGTTCAATAGCTTGTAGACGCTTCTCTGTGTCCTGAGCATACTTTGTTAGGCGCAATAAAGCATCTTGGTGCGCAATAACCTTATGCCACAGAACAAAGCATATTACGCCAAGAACTGTCCAGAGTACAATAACTATGCCAAGGACAACATAGGGGATGGTGTCAATCATCTTATATCCTTTCTAGGAAGTTTACGAAGGTTGCCTTCTGTTCATGATTCATTATCGTACGATCGTCCGTTTGATATAGCGTGAATAAATGAAGCAGAAACAGGGCGGCGAGCGTCTTTCATGTGTGGCAATACCCGTCGGTCTCGATGCAGAGCCACATGCCGCACCATGGCACCGCTATGGCTCCATCGCACCCTATCGTGGGTACCGCCGACTCCCGCATGGCGTCCAGAGATTTGTTATCTTGATTTTGCTTCCATTTCTTGAGGATGGCGATGTCCTGCTCCTTAGTCATGGTAATCATGGCGTTCCTCCGTTCGCGTCAGCGATTGCTTCAAGCTCAGTTGGGAATGGTCCGCTTGGTTCTCCATCAGGGAGGCAACCATCAAAGCAAGGCCACCAGTACCAGCCCGCCTCAAACACTGTGAACTCGTTGGCGTGATCCTCATTGGCTTGGTTGTATGTCGCCTCCATAGGCGACACGGCGAATACCTCGAATGATCCGTAGTGCTCGCCGGTTTCGTCGTTGGTGAACTGGTGATACGTCATGATGCAATCTCCAGGCTGTGGGCCTCAAACGCGTTCAATGGTCCGTCATAAAGAACCCGAACGCGCTGCCCTCCATGCTGCGGATGAGTTCTAAGCTCAACCAACGCATGGTCGGCGTCGTTGTGGTGGTAGATGCTGTAGTTGATCACGCCGTCATATGATCCAGCCCAACCGGCGAGGCCGGTAGACTTGTGACCTCTGGCGGTTAGCTTGGTTTTTCTAGCGCTTTCTGTAATCGCTGCGTAATAATGTGACACGGCTATAGTCCTTCCTTATCAAGGGTTGTTGCCTAGGGCCTTGCTGCTGTTGTTTCAACTATGTCAGCTGCGTTTAGATATCCGTAATCGTGTATAAGACGTTTCTGCACTGTTCTGGCTTCTTCGAGCGTTTCTTCGAATGTCATGCTTCTAGTACCTCCATTGTGCTTTTCAGCAAGTTCGCGCATTGCGAGCTTTCCCAGTTGTCCTCAGGAAGAGCTTTGAAGACAATACAGATGGCGTTCCTCAGCAGAGTGTTATCATCCCGCTCTGCCTTCTCCACAAAAGCGTTTGTCTTAGCTAGCTTTAGTATAACATCCCAGCTGTGCACATCGACATCTACTTCCGTCGCTTCCTCTTGCTCTTCTGCTTCAGGATTATCGCCGGTATCAGATATCGCGTTCAGCATAGCCTGCTGATCTTCCGCCTCAAGAGCCTCCGCCTGCTCTTCTAGCATAGCGTCAGCTTCTTCTCTTGTGATACGTGGGCGGGGTGGATCCTCTGATTGTACCACTTCCAGGGGCTGTTCTTCAGGCGTATGTGTTTCCTCCTCAACTTGTTCGATAGCCTCCAAGAGTATGGGCTCAGAAGGACGGACCTTCGCATCTTCCATGACGCTGAGCACAGCTTGTGCGGCACGACTTCTTCTGCCGACATGTATCTCTTTACGTCGATTGATAGGGAGAGGACCGATAGAGCCGTCTGGCCAAGCAGTGTCGAAGTATTCGTCGCCAGTTGCTATTCGGCTAATAGTCGTTTGAGTGACACCGAAGTTTTGGGCTATCGCTCGCTGTTTTTCCCCTGCCCAGATAGCGTCTTTTATCTGGACTATATCGTAGGGTATGAGGATTTTTACCATCTTTATCAATGTCCTCCGTGATTGAAGAATTTCTTCATAAACGTGGGTTCGCGTGGGAGAGTCAGCCGGCGTTAAAGGATGCACAAAGAACACCTGGTGCTATAGCCAGCCTCAACATCGTTATCCCAAGTCATGCCGTGTCTCCTCTTATTTTGTATTTCACAAGCATCCCACCCATGAAAGTGCAGTCTTTCCATTTCCTGACTGCGGCTTCGTGAGCAAGACGTTCAGCAATCTCTGGGCTGGGAGCCCGAAGGCGTACGCGTACACCAAAGTGCGAGCCGTCCTTTCCTCGCGCGACGGCTTCCCATTCGTATACAGGAACAGGAAACTCTTCAAGTTCAATGGAACTGAGCATGACCACTCTCCACTATTGATATACATATATCTACCTCTTTTTTCAGTGAGGCTATATCGTTCCCAAAAGATTCCATGAATAAGGTACTGAAGAACAGACGCTGCATACGTGCGCGAACATCATCTGCTATACCTCGCTCAAGTATCACACAAGGTAAACAGGCTATTGCGTGCATCATAGCGTTTGCTGCAACGCGCTCTTCTATCTTCTGGTTCTGCATAAACTCCAGATACAGCGTGGCCGTTTTGATGAGAGCTCCTAACATAACCTCTGTATGTGCTATAACTAGATGCACGTCAATATCCTCAGAGGCTGCGTCGGTAAACTTTATTCCTGTTGTATCGTCTGACATATTATGTCCTCCTTACTGGGTTGTCGAACAAGCGAGGGATGCTCTGCTTATCGCACCACCAATTAACAACGAGTTCCCGCACTCCCTCATGTTCGACCTTCGACATGTGAGACAAGTCCCAGACTTGGGCGTTGCCATTGTCTTTGACGGTCACAGTATCTTGTTGTCCGTTGCGTCGTATGGTTACTCTAGCCATAGCCATGATCTTTTTCCTTATGTTTTGAGGGGTTGACTGCTGACACTGACTTGTGCTTGCAGCTTGGGATACTGTGAACTGAAGCGCTTCTCAATATCTCTGCACTCTCGCTCACAAGAGGTGAGAACAGCGTCGTGCGAGGACGCGCTACGTGTTGAGCCTGAATAGTTCTGCCAATCCAATTCAGGACGTTTGCGTATTTGGAAGAGTGTGTTGAATAGCATACTTATTCCTCCACCTGATCGTCGTGAACGGGCTGATACCAAAAAACCGCCTCTTGATAAGCTGTGCGAATCTGTTCCTCTGGGAGAGTGCGTTTTTCAGGCCAGACAATTCTGTATATCATGAGTTCCTCCTCAGGAAAAGGATTTGACGGCGAAGAAGTTGCGGCAAAGATCACGCTTGGCAAGGTGTAAATACTCAAGCTGTCGAGCAATCTTATTGGAGTGAAGTTGGAAGGTTGTGCGAGTACGTACGTCTGATTGTACTGAAGCGCTATTGGTCAACCTAAACTCCATCTTGCTGTGCGCACTCCATAGAGCATTGACCCCAATCATCATGTGCGAGCAAAGGATGATCTTTTCCATAGTAGTCATGATTTATTCTCCTTGGTTGTTTTGCCCACGCAGCAGGCATAGCCCACTATCACGCAGGCTAGTATTCTCCCCATCCAGCAGACTTAGTCCACGCATCATCAGCGGCAATGTTCTCTTCCGCATCGTTAATGTTCCTCATTTTTTCACGATCTGAGGAACAACTATCGCAAATAGCACGATCACCATAGGGGTTCGTAAGACCACACTTAACGGATGTTTCACGGTAGTCGTATCCTGATTGTATGTAATAGATAACTTTGTTATCACACATAGTCCGTTCTCCTTGGTTGTTTTGCCCTTACGTCAATTCGGCTTACAGCAACTATCGCGAGGGGAGGAAGGGGATAGAGGCTAGTTGCGTTTATACATGCGGCGTATATCTTCTTCCACGCCATCGAAGCACAGTTCTAGCTTGTTCAGAACTGCATCCTCATCCCTTACCATCGACTCAATCAGGTCATCGACGTGAGCACCTACCGAGCGGCCGAGAGTATCGTCGCTGATAGCAAGAGTGTCATGCCAGGTATCCCCAGGTGTTCTTATAGGTACCTCATCCCACGTCGTGCCTGTAATGCCAATCTTCATAGTTGGCACATCAGCGGGGAAATGCTTGTTCGGAGCTTTTGCTACTTTAGACATTACTCTTCTCCAGGTTGTTTTGAATTTTGTCGTAAGCGTTGAGGTCGTCGAGGTAGTTGAAGGTGATAACAACAGTTGCGTTGTCATCATAAGAAGCGAGCGCTTCAATCAGTTCTTTTTTAGTCATGCTATGATTACTCCAAAGTTGCGGTGTGAAAATAAGGTCATAAAAACTCGTATCAATATTATCCCATATTTCCAGCAAGTTGTCAACAGGCATGTAAATACTTAGGGTAAACAATACTTGATAGCAAAGCAACTTGATAGCAAAGCAAAGATACAGCGCAGCAAGCAATGTATCAATGTATGTATCAATGTATAACTCAATCATACCCCTCCCCCTCGATGTATAAGGGTGAATCAAGTCTCTTCTTATATTTTTTTATAAGTATATAATATATATCAAGGTATAAATACTCCAAGTATAAGGCCAATATTCATAGATTATTCCTTAAAGGCACCTCTTTGATTGAAACATACATTGATTGATACATACAATGATGCATTGACTTGGGAGATTGGGTGGAATATCGCAGAACTGGGGTGCGATCCCTTTTTGAATAGAATAGAATGGGATCGAAGAAAACGTGCCGGAGCCCTCCAAGGTATTGTTCCCAAGAAGGCGCTGGTCTGCTATCAGTCTGGGGTGCGGTCCCTTTTTGAAAGGGGAAGAATGAGGAGAAAAGCAAAGACGACCACCCCTTGCGAGGTGGCCGCCTTGCCTGCTTGATCACTCCTCCCAGTATTCCTGCTCTTTCAGCGCGAAAGTCATGCCGGAGGTGAAGTGATTGATTGTCCCGATGGTTTCTTTCATCCTACCGAGCAGGACACCATCTCCGATAGCATCCAGACGTTCCATAAACTCTCTATCTATGGGAAAGCTGGCAAGCTGGGCACCATCATAAGATGCAATAACAGTAAGTATCTTAACACGCGTAGCCATTGATCTTCTCCAAGTTGTGGGATTGAAGTGAAGTGCCCTCCCGCCTTGTCCAGCAGGAGGGCAATACACCTATTGGTTGGCTGGATCGTTGTAGTGCTCGAAGAGGCGAGCCCGTTCCTCGTCCGACAATGCATCCATCTTCTTGAGTGCAGCGCCGTACGGATCGGCCATTGCCTTCTGAGTGAAGTCATTCACGACATCAAACTCTTTGACCAAGAAATCCTCCTTGATCTCGGCAATGGTCGGACCCTCGTAATCCTCGGTGCGCGTCTTCAGGATTGCGGCGCGGAAGAGGGACTGCGCCTTTACAGCCCAGCCGTTACCCACGCAATCCTCAGCCAACCTGCGATTGCTGCAACCGTCGTAATTGAACGTCCAAGTTGCATTCTTGATCTGTGCAATCACAAGCTTCTCGCCAATGGTGCTCAGGGTGTAACACGTTGCCGTTTTACCCGTCACTTTGATATGCTTATCCATAGCCCATTGCTCCTAACACGTTGTGCCTATCCACCAAATCGGTATGCTTGACACTTCGGCATAGCCTATTCGCTATACTGTCCTAAGTGATACCCGTGATACGCCTTTCGTCGTATGACTATTGGCCGACACGGGTTCGCCTCGAACCATGGGAAAAACGTCTCATAGATTCAGGGCAATGTCAAGCTTTGAATGATTCTAAATTGGTAACAATATCATCACGAGATATCACGGAAACGTGATAAATGTAACATCCGCCAAGATCAATTAGAGGAGACCCGTATAATATTTATACGAGTCTCCCCTGGGCGGCCAAGCTGCGCCGCGCCCAACATGTTGCAGCGCAGCAAGATGGAGGTGAGTAACTCGTATGTAATGCAACCAAAGCGGCGAGTACCCCCCCAGGTGTGCCGCCCAGGTTTTGAGCTCGTTTCCGACACAGAGTTAATTTTTCATTCTCATACTATTGACGACGCTCCCCTTTTGCGCCGCGCCCCTTTCACAGGACGTCCTCGATATTGAATAAATTCTTCATATTCTTATATTCGTATCATAGTGGCTGGTATCCCATATTATGCGTTGACATCTTGTTTTTTCTCCTATAAGATGAGCACAATCACAGGAGGGTTTCGCCCTTATGAACGGCGCGGAAGTTATTTCGATTACTGATCTATGGGACGATAACAAGCTGTCTTCCGAGGTTCTCGAGAGGCGGCGTCAAATGCGCGCGTTTATTAATAAAGAAGCTCAGCAAGACAATGCTATTGTTGAGTTAAAGCCCGATCCTGGAGATATCAAAGATGACTGATCTCACAGCGGAAGACCTCATCGCAGTTATGCGTGGCCACGACGAGCATACTGTCGATGCTGCTATTGAAGCTGTAAAAGATGCTGATCGTCATCCAGCTGTGCAGAATGGTAGGAATAGAGGATATCAATTCAATGGTAAGGGACGCCGCGCGAGATTGCAAAAGATGCGCACTAAGCATTGTACCATAGCCAACATGCACGCTGCGGGTCTGTCTAACGCTACTATAGCTGTATTGACAGGAGCTACTCCTAGTTGGATCAGTACCCTTCTGCATGAACCCATAGTTAAAGAGTACATAGAAACGCATGTACTTGTAAATCTCGAGAAGGCAGATGAAAAGTCAAAGGGTATGCTCCTAAGAGCTGTCGAGACGGTCTCGGATATTATCGACAGTGGAGACAGTAAAACCCGATTGGCAGCGGCCAAGATTGCAATCGATATGAACCAGAAGGCTGGTACTACAGAGCCTGACTCTGCAGAAGATGTTATCAAACGTGCCTTGGAAGTTGTGCGCGAAGATGGCACTCGCGTCACCATGACAGAAGAGAGAAAGAAGATTAGCTATGGCAAAACTCACAGCATCTCCCCGTAATACGCGCGGCTTCGAGGATGCTCTAGCGCTTCTTGCTGTCGCCGCCAATCCTCTAGCAGGCTCTCTCGCAAGTATGGGTGTAGGCTTTTAGCTTTATAAATAGGAGAAAGAGAATGGCAGTAACACCTTTTATGCACTACAAAAGGCATGGACAAATAACAGATGCAATCAACCGATCAGCGCATGTTGACCATAAGGTTATCGCAGCAACAGTTGCAGAGACTTTCACAGTGCCAACAGATGCAACAGTTGTTGTCTTAGCCAGCAATGTTGACTTCTATGTAGATTGGCATGGAGAAACCGCTGCGGTACCGGCGGGAGATGTGTCTGATGGAACAGGTGTGGAGCTAAATCCATCTGTGCGCGCGATTGGCGGATTGACATCATTCAGCGTTATCAGTGCCAGCAACGGTATAGTAACAGCCGCATGGTACGGAGGATAGACTCTTGGCCAATACCAAGATTAGCGACCTAACAGCATTGACTGGCGCAAATACGGCAGTTGGTGATCAGCTTGAGATCACAGATACAGATGCTGCTGCTAGTCGAAGTATCACGATGCAAGAGCTATTTCGTGGTATACCAGCTGGTACGGTATCCCTTCCTGGCGCATCATTTCAAGCTGATCCCAATACAGGCATCTATCGTATCGGTGCGGATAATATTGGGGTGTCAGTTGCAGGGACAAAGGCGCTCGACGTGGCTGCGGGGTGGGTCCAAGTAGTTTCTACTGATGGCGGTGCGTCGCAGGGACCGCTGCTTGTTACGCATCGCGATAGTGCGTCGCCCACCGCGGGCGATTTTATTGGTCGCGTTGATTTCAACGGTGAGGATAGCGCCAGCAATCAAGAGAGATACGCGTGCCTTATTGGGCAAATTGATGACCCTACTTCGACAAGTGAAGATGGCACCCTGCTGTTGCAAACAGTTGTGGCGGGCACGATGACAACCCAGTTGGATATCTCCTCGGGTGGTTTTGTCATCACGCCTCCTGTCACGATCACGGCTGGCAGTATCACCGGCATCACCGATCTTGCCGTGGCGGATGGCGGCACCGGGGTTTCGACACTCACGGACGGCGGCTTGCTGGTAGGCAGTGGCGCGGGGGCGATCACAGCCCTGGCTGTCCTGGCCGATGGTGAGATGATTGTCGGCGATGGCACCACAGACCCAGTTGCTGAATCGGGCGCCACCCTGCGAACCTCTATCGGCGTCGCTATCGGCTCCGATGTGCAGGCGCACAGCGCTGTTCTGGACGCCACCACAGCATCCTTCACCACCGCTGACGAGACCAAGCTCGATGGTATTGAGGCTGCCGCGACGGCAGATCAGACCGGGGCAGATATTGTATCTGCGTTGAGCGGCGAGGATTTGGAAGCCAACTCCATGACCATCCGGGGCGCGAAACTGCAATGCTTCGAGGCGACGTTTCAGAACGTAGGCGGCGCAATTAAGCACTATATCGGTCAGCCCGGCAGCGGGGCCAGCGGCGGCGATTGGATTGAAAAGATCATCGCCGCCAGCAGCACAGCTCAAACCACACCCACCGGCACGGATGCCTCGACTGCTTTTGCCTATGGCGCAAAAATATCATCGGCATCGGCCAATATCATAATTTTCGATGTAGCCGCCCAAACCGATGGTCAAGAGCTGCATGTCGCGGATTGGGGCGCGTTCGACACCAACGGCACAGCTATTTGCTTCCGCCCTGGTTTCGCCAGTCGGGACGTTAACGGCACGACAATTTACCGCCTTGAGGTCCAGGTCAAAGACCTGAACGGCGCCGCCTTTAATGTTAACACCACCAACCTGCCCAACTCAAACGACCGCGTTGCGATGACCTTCATGGGGTACTTGAAATGACCTTAACCGCCGAAAACAAAGCGCACCTCCGGCAATCCGTCATCAGCGACAAGCCGGAGAAAGACGTCGACCATCGCTTCGGCGGGCGCGCAACCGCTGCCAGCCGAAAGCATCAGGTATCGGCCAATGTGCGCCACGCCCTCCGGGGTTGGGCCGGTTCTCAAGGTCTGCGGTGGGAGGAAATGGGGCTGTGGTCGCCCCAGGAGGTCGAATCCGTCAAGGCACATGAGGCAGAGCTAAGGGCTGAGCTTGTGGTCATCGAGGGTGAGATCGATGTGGTTCAAGCAGAGGTTGACGCGCTTCCAGAACCGAAGGATTGAAGATGGAAAAACTCGATATCTACCGCCAGACGATCGGCAGCCAGGCGATCGCGCTCGTCGACCTCAACGCCGAGCTCGCGGCGCGGGCGGCGCGCATCGGCGAGCTTGAACAATCCGTCTTAAAAACTGAGATGTCGCGCCAGGCGAATCTGATGCACGCAGAGCGTGAGCGATTGATCGCCGCCACAAAGGCGCCGTGACAAAGACAAGAGGCTACTTCAATACTCGACGACGCAAGGGGAAATAGCCTATGGCCGTCCAACGCATATCCGAGTTTGACCTTTGGAAGCCGGATTATCCTCTGGCGCTCGTCTACATCTACGTCGGCGGCACGACAACCCTCGCCAGCGTCTTCACGGATGTTGGCTTAACCGCCGCCGCGGCGAACCCTCAGACGTTGGAAACGCAGACCGTTGCCGGCGTCTCTTACGGGAAGTGGGCAGTTCCGCTTTACACGAACGACGATTATGAGCTCGACATCAATTCGGGCGATCAGACCGGCGTGAAGCACCTGCCGCTGGTCACCCTGGACGCGGAGAATGCCAGCGATGCTGTCGTGACGACGACGGGAGGATCCGCGTCTCGAGCGGTCGACGATCACTTCGCGGATGTCATCAACGCCGAGGACTATGGCGCGATCGGCGCGAGTTCGTCGACAAACACCGCAACTATCAACTCGGCGATCGGCATCGCGGCCGCCAACGGCGGTGGCGACGTTCTGCTGCCGGCCGGCACGATTCCGATCACCACCCTTTCACTCTCAGTGGGTGTTCGCCTAATCGGTAAAGGGCGCGCGGTCACCACCTTGACGAGCTCAGAGGCTCAGAGTGTGATCACCATCAGCGGCGACCGCGCCGGCCTGGGCAAGCTCACCCTCGATGGCCTGACGCTGGTCGGCTCTTCGGTGGGTCTCTTCTCCAAGGCCAATGACGAAGTCTATCTCGATGATGTGCTGATCAAGCGCTTCGATGTTGGGATGCACTACAAAGGCGGGCGACGTTGCACTTGGGGCAGCCTCTCAATCAGCAACTGCGCGGTCGGCGCCAAGCTGCACGGCGATGACGACGCCGGCGGCGGCGCGGACGGTGATGATTGGCGCAATAATTCATGGGAAGGCGGCAACGTCGATCTTTGCACCACGACCGGCATCGAGCTCTCCTTCGAGGATAGGCTTTGCCTGGGCAACGATTTCCTCAACGTCGGCATCCAAAATAACACCGGCACGGCGGTCAAAATCAACGGCGCCCGATATACGGTCTTCCGCAACTGCTTCTGGTTTGGCAACACGACATCGCTGGCGGTGCTCAACGACTCCGATACGGATAATATCGCGCTCAACACGATCATTGGCCTGACGATCGCCGGCGGAACCTTCGAGGACGGAGCGGTCACCTTCCAAGACACCTGCCAGGATGTCATTTTCGACAGCGTCGAGATCAAGGATGTGGATTTCACGCTCACCACCCCCGACAACAACATCATCTTCAAGAATTGCACCGAGGACACCGATGTCACGATCAGCGGCAACGGCGAGAAGTTTATCCGGATCCGCGACGTTCACGAGGGGATTTTCTCCGGTCAGACGACGGACGCCGTTGCCACAAAGGTTTGGGCCCTTGAACTCGCACCTGGCGCCGTCGTCATCGCGCAGGCGCGGGTCACCAGCACGCAAGTCAACGGCATAGGCAGGTCGGCCAGGCATATCCAATGCGGGGCCTACAGGCCGGGCTCCACGCTCGATTATGACAATCAGACGGCCAACTTCACGGTTGGCGATGTCATCACCGGCGGGACCTCCGGGGCGACGGCGCGGATTCAAGCGGATTCGGACAGCGGCGCGACCGGCACCCTCACGCTTCGGAGCGTCGACGGCACGTTCGAGAATAACGAGACGATCACGGATGTCGCCGGCGGATCGGCGCTCGTGAATGGCACCATCACCGACATCGATGTCGCCCTGGTGCCGGCGCCAAACGAGTCGCTCGGCACTGATTACGAGACGACGGCGGGCTTCGCCGCGGCTTGGGTCGCCAACGGCGGCGAGTTCGAGTTCCAAGTCACCGGCGCCGCGAGCGAGACGCATGACTTCCTGGGCGAAGTCGAGATCCTGGTAAACGACTAAATGCCCGCGCAATGGCACGATGTCCCGATCGGGGAAAAGCTCTTCCTCAATATCAAGGAAGACGCGCTCACAGTTGCCAATGCGGCCATCGAAAACGCTTTCGTGAACGAAGCCGATGGTCAAACCCGATTCCCCGGGCTGACCGAGTTCTCGGTGTTTGGCGAAGGCCGCGTATATCTCTGGGATTGGAAGGGCGACATGATCGCCGCCACCGATCACGGGCGGATCTACAAGATCGACAAGTCAGGCAACTCGACGGATGTCACCGGCGTGCCGCTTTCGGGCGGCCAACGGGTTGTTTTCGATAAGACGGATGATGAACTGCTGCTCGCCGCCGGCGGCCCTATCTTGCGCCTGGCCAATGATTCCACCGAGGTACTCAGCGAAGACGCCCCGAACAGCACCCACGTTGGATATATCGACGGATATGTCCTGGCGATCGAGCCGCGTTCTGGCCGGTTTTTCCATGCCTCGCCCGGGCTATTCAGATCCTGGGCGCCCCTCGATCTCTTCACCGCCGAGGGCAAGCCGGATCACCTGAATGCGATGATGATTACGCCATTCCGGGAGGTCCTTCTCTGCGGCATCGACAGCGTGGAGCAGTTCGAGACGCTTGCAAGCGGCACCACCCCGTTTTTCCGGCGCTGGGCCACCGGCGAAGGGGTCCTCGCACCCTACACGCTCGTGAATGCCGATAACGGCGCCTGGACGATCAACGGCGATCGGGAGTGGGTTAGGTTCTCGGGACAAACGTCGCACCCCGCCAGCGACGACGTATCGATGAATTTTGAGCAAATCACGGACTGGCAGGACGCCTGGGCGGTAAAACTTCACGCCGAAGGTCAGAAATTCATTCTGCTGCAGATTCCTTACGCGGCGACACCCTACGGCGGCAAGGGGCTGACCTTCCTGTTTGATTATCGTTCCGGCCGGTGGAGCTCGCTTTATGGCTGGGACAACGATCTCAAGATCCCCGGGCGCTGGCCTGGCTGGTCGGCGCACAATATGCGGGAATGGGGCGGCGAAAACTTTGTCGGCGGCGAGGGCCGCATTTACAAGCTCGATCGCACGAACAACACCAACGACGGCGTGGTGCAGCGCATGATGGGCCGCACGGCACACCTGGATATGTGGGGCGAGAGCTCAATCGACAACGTGCAGATGCGGCTCTTGCGCGGCGCGGTTGCTCAGGGCGTCACGGCTCCCAAGATCCAGCTGCGCTGCAACCACGATAATCGCGGCTTCGGCAATTGGATCACTAAGAGCCTGGGCACCGCCGGCGAGCGCGACATGACGATCCGTTTCGGCGCTTTCGCTTCGGGCCACACGCACCAGTTTGAATATCGAGTTACCGATGACTGTCCCGTTGAGCTCGCCTCTATGTCGGCCCAGGTTTCGCCGATGGAGAATTAGATGGCAATTCGCCTCACCGAGCCGCCCCGGATGATCCCCGACCTCTCGGCCGCGGTGAATTACCTGTGGGAGATCTTCAACGCTCTCAAAACTCAGTTCATTGAACCGTTCAACACCATCGCCGCCGCTGGGCAGATCAGCACGACATATGGCGAGGATTTGTCGGGCGTGACGGCGCTCTCGCAATCGATCACCAATCCGCCGACGCAAGCCGAGGTTCAAAATATCCAGGCGAAGGTGAATGAGGTCATTGCGGCTCTGGATGGCCGATGTGTCCAGGTTGTCGATGTGACGGAGCTGAAAGACAAAATAAACGAAGTCGTCGCCGCTTTTGAAGAGGATTCCTAATTATGCCTGAGAATGCCTTCGCTGGAACCAGGTTCCGAGGCGGCAATACTTTTCGCGCCGCCGCCTTCCAATCGACCGGAGCTGACACCGGAATAGGCTCAACGCCGCCGTCCGAGTCGAATGACAACGCTCCCATTACCTCGCCGCCGCCGGCAAATCTCCGTGGAGTGCCAGTGTTCCGCGCATCAAGCACACCAAGCGTAAGTAACCCGCCGGGTGGTGGCGGCAATGCGGCTTCTGGTCAAGCAGCTGCAGCTGG